TCATAATCCGCGTGTCGGGGGTTCAAGTCCCTCTCCCGCTACCACCTTACCCCCCCATGGTTTTTGGGTGGGGAAGTGGTCTCCACCGATCAATTTGGTCAGGTGGCCTTCAACGGAAATCGCAGGGTTTTCGCCGGCAGGCGCTGGGTGCACCGTCACGGTCGCGATCAGCTCGCGCAGGGCCGCCTTCGATTCGGCGCCAAAGGCCTCGCCGGCCTTGATCATCTGCTCCAGCGTCGCGACCGCCGCCAGGTAGTGATTCACCGCGGCCGGATGCAGCGTGACCAGCTTCGGCGGCTCGTCCAGTTCCGCGAGCTCATCCTGAAGACGCTTCTTCTCCGCGCGCAGCCGCGGCAGTTCGCGGGCCGATTCCTCCTCGTCGATGATCCCGTCGATGTACCCGCGATAGGCGCGGTCATAGGACCGCTCGGCGGCTGCGAGCCGCTTCTCAGCCTGGGCTCGCTGATTGACGACGTCTGCCGCCAGCCGCAGGCGCTCGTCGTTATAGGTTTTCACATAGAGGGCGATGGCGTCGCGCTCGCCCAGCCGCTCGCGCAGGCCTCCGACGACGGCGGCCTCGATATCCTCGAGGTAATAGGCGCGCCCGTCGGGGCAGGTTCGCGCCTCGGTCGCCTGGGTGCAGCGGATCCGCGTGCGATCCTTGCGGCGATCCTTGACCGACATGCCGGCGCCGCAGGCGCCGCAACGCAGCAGGCCGGACAGAAGGTGGCGCGGCGCCACGCGCTCGCGCGGTGAGCGCTCCTGCCGCTCGCCGCGGCGCGACTGCACCGCGTCATAGGTCGCGCGGTCGACGATCGCGAGCTCCGGCGCGTCCTGTTCCTGCCAGTCTGCTTCGGCGTTCGCCCGCGAGACGCGCCGTCCGGTCGCCGGATCCTTGACCATCCGGACGCGGTTCCAGACGCGCTTGCCGGCATAGAGCGGATTTAGCAGCAGGCCGTGGCCGCGCTGGCGGTTGCCATTGATCGTGACCGCCGCCCAGAAGCGCCCGCGCGGCGGCGGGACGCCCTCCTGGTTGAGGCGCCCGGCGATGGCGCGGGGCGACTCCCCCGCGAGATATTCGGCGAAGATCCGGCGGATGATGGTGGCTTCGGCCTCGACGATCGCGAGCTCGCCCGGCCGGCCCGGCACCGGGCTATAGCCATAGGCCCGGCCGCCGGCGCTGCGCCCATCCCTGACCACGCCGGCGAGGCCGCGGCGGACCTTCTGCGCCAGCCCCTTCAGGAACAGCGCCGACATCGTGCCCTTGAGCCCGATATGCATCTCGCTGATCTCGCCGTCGGCGACGGTCATCAGCTTCACGCCGGCGAACTGCGCCGTCTCGTAGAGCCGGGCGATATCGGCGAGGTTGCGCGAGAGGCGGTCGAGATCCTCGGTCAGGATCGCGTCGAACTGGCCGGCGAGTGCGAGACCGATCAGGCGCTGATAGTCCGGCCGGCCATGGATCGAGGCGCCTGAGGCGGCGCGATCGGCAAAGACGTCGGTGACGGTGAGGCCGAGGCGGCCGGCATGGGCGCGGCAAAGCTCGACCTGGTCCTCGACCGAGCGGTCACTTTGCAGGTCTGTCGAGAACCGAGCGTAGATCGCCGCGCGCATGCGCCTGCCCCTTCATCTGGGCGCCCTGCCCTGTCGCCGCCGCATGATCGCGGCGCGCCGCCTCGCGCGCAAGCGCCTCGATCAGCCGGGCAAGGCCGGGATCGAGCGTGCTCGCGGTCGTGGCGGCGGCGCGGGCCATCAGTCGACCGCCTCGCAGACCGGCCGGTTCGCCAGCTCGAGCAGCACGTCGGCGTGGCAGGGCGCGCCGGGCGCGCAGGCGCAGGCGAGGTTCTTGCCGGCAAGGCGATCCACGATCATCCGTTGTGTGGGCGGATACCACCGGCCGCCGGTTCCGGTCCCCGTGATCCAGGCGCGGTACCAATGGACTGAAAGTGTGGCCGGGTCCTTGATCGGAGCGACTTCGTCGGGATCGTCAGCGGGAGCTCGCCCCTTAAGGACGTAGTCCAGGTGCGCCTTCGCCTCGGCGACTGGGAAGGGATTGCCCCAGATGCCGGGCCGCGTCACCTTCACCGCCTGCAGGCCGTTGGTGGCGAGCGACAGCGCCTGAAGGTTGAAGCCCTTGCGGCGCGAGAGCTGGAGGCGGACGGGCGCAGTCTTCATTCCGCGGCCTCCCGCTCATTCGCCTCGGCGATCTGGTCGGCTGCTTCCTTCGCCCCGAAGCGGAATTCCTCGAACAGGGTGGTTGCGAAGTCGCGCAGGGGCGCGTCGTCCTTGAGGATGCTGGCGAGCGCGTACATCGAGACGGTGCCCATGGTGCGCGGCAGCAGCTGGATCAGCTTCACCGCGTCGCCGCCGGCCTCCGCTTCCTGTCGCAGGCTCTCGACGGCGGCGACCATCTGCGCGCGTAGCAGCCGGACAAAAAGCTGCTCCTGCTCGGTGCCGGCTTTCAGCATGGCGTAGTCGAGCGCGAACATGCGCTCGACCCAATCCACGAAGCCCTCGCCGCGCCCTTCACCAAGATGCTCGTCGAGCGAGGGCAGCTTGCGATTCATCGCACGGTCGAGGCCGGCGGCATTCTTGCGGCGTGCCTCACCCATGGCGAACCCCGCTAGCGCTCGACACGATCGCGACCCGGCTGCGACACTCGGCAATCCGAGCCAGGCGCAGCGTGCCGGCGGCGACCCTTTCAGGCTGGGCGCTGTAGATCTCGGCGCGCGCCAGAAATTCCAGCGGCCCGAACCTGTCGGTCAGGATCGCGCCGGCGGCGATGGCCCTGGCCTTGCAGCCGAGCGAGATGTCGAAATGCACCCAGGACGCATCGCGGTGCCTGCCGTGGCTCAGCGTCGGATGGCCCTGAATCCATTTCCGCGCGACGCCGATCCGGTCGGCCATGGCGAGCAGCTCAGCGAGCGTGTCGGCCCACATATGACACATGACCATGCGGCCGAACTGGTGGCGGACGTCGTCGACATAGACGCTCATTGGCGCACCTCCGGCATGGCATTGTGCGTGGCGCCGTCGAGCAGGCGGCCGGCGCGAGATTTGCCCACACGGCGCAAGACCGTCGCTGAGCAATGCGGGCCGTGTCCTGCATGCCAGACGCGCTCGCCGACCTGCCGTCTGTCCGAGGAGGATGTGACCGTGTACTTCTCAAGCGAGCCTGCATTGCCGGGAGCTGTGTATGCGGTGATCGCGCCCCACTCGCCCCATTGCTTGAAAAAGAACGCAGTGCCGGCGGCGGCGCACTGGTCGCGGATCTGGCGCGCCCAGTCGGGATGCATCGGCCGGGCGTCCGGCCCGCTTTCGCCGCCGACGATGATCCAGTCGAGTTTCGGGTCGGGGTTGTCGATGACGCCCGGCACGGCGCCCTCGCAATCGCTGTGCAGGCCTGTCAGCGCGTCGAGCGGCAGGAGGCTGTCGGCGCGCAGATAGGTGAAATCGATCGGCCCGAGCAGGGGCTCGGCGCTGACGAAGCGGATGGCTGCCGGCGTCGCGAGCAGATCGGGAATGCGCTCGTCGGCGCGGCGCTGATCCTCGGCCGAGACGCCTTTCCAGACGTTCGGGAGGGGCCACCGAAACACCCACTTCGGCGAGAAGGGCGTGCCCTGGCTGGGGCGGATCCTCTCGGCCGCAAGCTCGATTTCATTGAGCCGAAGCGGGTTCGAGAGATACTCCCGCATCCGATCCGCGCGCTTCGTCAGGACCTGAAAGGTGTGCTGCGGCGCCAGCGCCATCACGGCGAAGACTCGGTCGATCCATGCGTCGGGCACGTCCTCGTGGAAGAGGTCGCCCATCGAATTGACGAACCAGGTGGTCGGCTTGCGGCGGCGCAGGGGCTCCAGCAGCACATGCTCCGGCGCCAGCGCCATCCTGCCGGTCCAGACCGGGCCGGCCTTGCTCGCCCTGGTCAGTCCGGCATAGTGCGGGGCACCACCCATCCGCTCGATGCGAGCGGCCTGCCGCATGGCGTAGCAGTTGGTGCAGCCGGGCGAGACGACAGAGCAGCCGACCACGGGGTTCCAGCTGTGCTGCGTCCATTCGATGGCGGTCTCACCCATGGCGCACCTCCGGGTGACCGTTGAGCGCCGCGGCGCAGGCCTCGGCAACGTCGCGCGGCACGAACAGCGCGAGCGGGGCTTCGTGCCAGTGCAGGCAGTTCACGCCATCGGCGCCGTGGACAAACCAGTACGGCCAGTCATCCGTCCTGTCGGAAGCCGAGCGCGCGACATAGGGGCCGGGGCGCGTGGCATGGAAGGCGGCAGCTTCAGCCATTGGGCGGCACCTCCGTGACGTCGCCGTATTCGCGGGCGTGAGGATCGCGAGGGGGCTCGCGGCGGGCGCGGTCCAGCAGCCGGGCAAGGCCGTAGCCGATGCCGCAGGCGAGCAGGAGGAAGGCGCCAAGCGCCGGATCGAGCGGCGGAACGATGGCGTCGAGCGCGGCGATCATGTCGCCCTCGCGCGCCGGAGCGAGGCTTCGAGATCGAAGCCGGGTGCGGGTTGCCGGCCGGCGGCGTCGGCCAGCTCGACATGCCCGACGATCAGGCCCTGGTGCTCGCCGGCGAGGCGGCGGCAGACCGGCGTGGCGGCCGGGCCGAAACCTTCCCAGCCGAGCGCCTGCCAGCCGTGGAATTCATGCCAGCGCAGCAGATAGAGCGTGCCGTGCCGGTCGGCGCCGAGAAAGGCGCGCGGCGAGCCGGCCGGCGGCTGGCCGGGGATGAGGTCGACATGAAGCGGCCTCATGCCTCTACCCCTTCCGCGACCATCTGCGCATAGCGCTCCGGATCGGCGACCTGCCAATCGACCAGCTTCATGCAGCCTTCGCAGACAGCTTCATCGCCGACAGCGTGGCCGGTATTCTGCGGGTCGGTCTCCTCACTGCAGCGGCTGCATGTGTAGCCGAGGCCGGCACGCATCCAGTCGCCGGGCGTCGGCTTGGCGATGTCGTCGAACTGGTCCGCACGGCTGGCGCGAGTCTCCCAGGCGCAGGCCACGCATTCACACGGGCTGGCGGGGTTGCCGTGCTCATCCTCCTCGTAATCATGCTGGCAGTTGTCGGCGCACCAGAGCTCGATGGCCTTCTCGCTGGTGCTGGCCCGGACGATCTCCCAGTTGTATTCGCCGGGCGTGCCGACCACCCAGGCCGGCAGCGGCGGCGCAGCAGCAGGCGCCGCGACTTCGGCGGCGAGCGCGGGCACGGCCGGAATGGCGGCGGCTGCGGTGGTGACCGCCGCGGCGGCCAGCAGGAAGCGGCGCGTCATCATGGCTGGGCTCCTTGGCTGAGCCTTTCCAGCGCCGCAGTGTCGATGCGGTAGCGGTTCGGCGAGCCGACCGGCTGCTTCTCGGGGCGCTTGATCACGATGATTCCGGCGTCGACGAGGGCGAGCAGCGCCGTCTCAGCTTCCGGAATAGTCTGGCCGGACTGCGAAGCGACCAGCGCGATGGTCGGCCACGCGACACCGTCAATGTCCGCGCAGTCGGCCAGGCTCAGCAGGGTGAGCTTCTGCGCCGTGGGGAGTTGTGCCCCCATCGCCTTGGCAAACAGAACGAGGCTCACGGCGTCTCTCCCACAGCCTGCAAATAGAGATCGAGGATCGCGTCTTCCTCCTTGCGCTCGTCGAGGTCGCGCTTTCGCAGCGCGATGACCTTGCGCAGGATCTTGACGTCGTAGCCGTTGGCCTTCGCCTCGCTGTAGACCTCCTTGATGTCGTCGGAGATCGTCTTCTTCTCCTCCTCCAGCCGCTCGATGCGCTGGACGATGGAAAGCAGCTGATCGCCCTGGATCGGGTCGTCGCCGCCGGTGTCATTCTGTGGATAGGCCATGGCTCAGCGCCTCCGCTCGGTCAGCAGGGCGCGCATGGCGTCACGGTGGCCGCCGAGGCCGCCCGCGAGACGCGTCAGCTCGGCGATGCGGGCGGTGGTGCGCTCATTGTCGCGGATGGCGAGACTGATCTCGTCGCGCGCCTGCTGGATGCGCGGGCCGATGCGGGCGGCGACGGTGGAGAGCGCGGCCAGCTCCTCGCTGATCGCCGCCAAGGCCTCGTCGAAGCGCTCGATCGCCGCCTGGGCCGGCAGCGGCACGCGCGGGACGCCGACATGCAGGCCGCCGATTTTGGCATAGGCCTCCTCGCCGGCGGCAGTGAGCAGGGCGCACCAGCGCGTCAGGCTGGCGCCCTCATAGCTGGTGACCTGGCAGAAGCCGCGCCGCTCCAGCGCGACGATGGTCTGATCGGCGACGGCGGCCTCGTCCTTCTCGCGGCTGCGCCAGGTGCCGACCTGCGCCGTCGGCTTGCGCGGACCGCTCATGAAGAGCGGGCCGAAATGCAGCCAGCCGAGCGCCAGGCGCATCGGCAGCGATGGCCGCTCAGCCGCGGCAGCGGCCGGCGCCAGAGCGACCACGGCGCCCATCAGTGACGGGCCTTGCCGTTGCGACGGGCGAGCTGCTTCGCCGTTTCGAAGTGGCGGTCGATCTGATCGTCGGTGAAATCGAGCAGCAGATCGTCACGCGTCACGCCGCCGGCGGACGCCGTGTGGCGGGTGATGAAATCGGCCATCCGTGCGGCGACAGAGCGCTCGGCGGGGCGGGAGGCGGTGGCGGGAACTGCAGACACAGGCGTGCTCCATCGGGTTGCGATGGCGCATCATTGCCATATGGCAAATTCACCTGTCAATTGTTTTTGCCAAACGGCAAATCAGACTGTGCCGAACGGCAATCTCGCTAGAGAGCTTCGCGCACCTTTCTTTGAATGCCGCGCCTCGCGTGATCCTTGATCCGGCGAACCTGGGCGGCGCGCACCACGGTGATAACCTCGCTGACCCATGTCACGCGCACGTCGCGCATCACCGGCGCGTTATGGCTCTCCAGATTGAAGAGCCCCCGCCGCGACCCTTCGATGACCCGCTTCAGGTAGCGCTTGCCCTCGTCGGTCGCGACGGCAGCCTCGAAGCCGATGACGCCCGAAACATCGCTGCCGTGCATCGAAACGATGACAACGTCGCCATGGTCGTAGCGCGGCCACATGCTTTCGCCGTGGATCTCAAGCGCCAGCGCATCGGCCGGGAGCGCGAATGGCGGCTCGATCTCGAAAAGCGGATGCGCCAGGTCGAATTGCTCTGTCGACGTATCGATCGAGCCGCCGGCTCCGATCCTGCCTACTACGGGGACCGGGGCCGGCTCCTCGTCCTCGCCAATCAGCACGGCGACAGGCACGCCGAGGCGGTGCGAAATCTTGATGATCTCGTCGAGCCGCGGCTCGCGCTCGTCGCGCTCGATTCGTGAAACCTGCGAAACCGAGATGCCAACCGCCTCGGCCAGCTGCTCCTGGCTGACCTCGGCCTGCTCACGAAATTCTCTGATGCGTGTCCTTGCCATATGGCGAGGATCACTGGCCGACGCGTCGGCAACCAGAGCCAATTGGCAAATCTGATTGACGTTAGATTTGCCATATGGCAAGTCAACGAACATGAACCTCGCGTCCTACCTCGCAAAGAACAATCTCAAGCCGACGACGCTAGCCGCTCGCGCTGGCGTTCCTGCGTCGACGATCACGCGCATTCTCAGCGGCGCTCGCCGCCCCCTCTTCGACACTGTCGTCAAGATCTCGGAGGCGACGGGCGGCGAGGTGGCGCTGAACGACTTCGTTCAGGTCGCCGATCCCGCCGAGGTCTCCTCTTCCGACCAGCCTGGAGCCGACCGCCCCGCTTCTAGCAGCGGCGATGGTCCTCGCCCGCATGGAAACGTTGCCGCTCATTCCACCGGAGGGCCGCGATGAGCCGCGCGCGCGATGCCGATTTCTACCAGATCAAGGGCGGGTTCCGGGACCTGTTCGAGCGCTGCGGCAAGCTCGCCCGCTCCGGCCGCCTCGTCGGCCTGTCGACGGCGATGATGGGCAAGGTCAATGACCGCGAGGACGCCGCCTTCCTCTCGATCGACGCGACGCTGAAGCTCGAACGCGACTGCGGCCAGCCGATCGTCACCCGGATCATGGCCGAGCTGCTCGGCTACCGGCTGGAGCGGATCGAGCCGGCGCCGGTCGAGGCCGAGGGCTGCCCGCTGAGCGCCCATGCCGCCGTCATGCAGGAGGTCGGCGATGTCTGCCGCGCCTTCGCGCAGGGCCAGGCGGACGGCCGCTATTCGCGCGCCGACGCGATCAGCGTCAGCCGCGAGCTGGCGGAGCTCCGCCGCACGATCGAGCGCTTCGAGCGTGTCAACGCCAAGACGATGGCCGGAGGGGCCGAGTGATGCGCAGCATAGACGCCTCCGATATCGGCCGCATCGAGCGGCCCGCGAGCTTCGGGCCGGTTTCGCAGCTGCAATGGCTGCAAATCGCGCAGCTCTTCGTCGATCCGCGCTATCAGCGCGAGATCAGCGCCAAGGGCAGGCGCAACGTCCGCGCCATCGCCGAGGCGTTCTCATGGGGCAAGTTTGCGCCGGTCGTCGTCGCGCCCCTGGAAGGTGGCGGCTATGCCATCGTCGACGGCCAGCACCGGACGACCGCGGCGGCGGCGCTCGGAATCGAGACCGTGCCTTGCCTGATCGTGCAGGCCGACCCCGGCGAGCAGGCCCGCGCCTTCCGCGCGATCAACGCACAGGTGACGCGGATCAGCCGCGTCCAGTTGTTCAGCGCCGCCGTCGCCGCCGGTGAGCCCGATGCGCTCGACGTCGCGGCGATGTGCGCGGCGGCCGATGTCAGCATCCGCCGCTCTCCGACGGCTATCAGCCTTATTAAGCCCGGTGAGACCACCTCCATCGGGGCGCTGTATCGGCTGGCCCGTGAGCCGCGCGCGCTGGCGCTCTGCCTGCTGCGCGGTATCCGCTCGCAGGCGATAGAGGGCACGAACCCGTTTCGCGAGCTGATCCTCGACGCGCTGCGGCTGGCGCTCGTCGATCATCCCGCCTGGTGGGGCGACGAGGGGCGCTTCATCGCGGTGCTCGACGAGATCGACCTCGACGATGAGGTTCGCCGCGCCATGGCCCGCAAGGCCCGCGAGCGCGGGCTGAGCGCGGTCGACGCGCTCTATGCCCGCCTCGTCGACAAGCTCCAGCGCTCGCTGAAGTTCACTGGCCCTTCGTAACCAGTCGCGTGGCGTTCGCCGGCCCCAGTTCCGCGTGCCGGCTCCCCCTTTTTTCCGCTCTTGCCGCCGGCTTTCACCCCTTTGGCCGGCGGCGAGGGGCGGCCCCGCCGTTCGAGGCCCGGCGGGGCCGCCTTCCCTTTCAACCTCCGGAGGCAGGCAGTGGATGCACTCTCCCCAGCGACCGCGAGCGGCGCGCCCTGGCGCAACGCCTGCGTCCATTGCGGCATCGTGGCGCCGCTGATCCGCCTGCCCGTCTCCTCGCTCGCGCCGGGCGAATTGCTCTCCAGCGATGGCTGGATCGCGACCGCCACGATGCTGGAGGCGGCGGGGGCGTCGCTGATCGAGCGCACGAGCGGCGAAGGCCGCTTCAACCAGGCGCAGGCCCGCAGCACCGCCGGGAAGCTGCGCGAGGCCGCCGCCGAGATCCGCGCCAACCTTGCCCTCGAGGAGGATTTCGCATGCCGGACGCGCTGACGGGCCGGGCCGTCCTGCTCAGCATCGCGGGCCTGCGGCGCGATGGCGGCACGCAGCCGCGCGCCATGCTCGACCCTTCCACCGTCGAGGCCTATGCCGACGCGCGGCGGGACGGCGCCAGCTTTCCGCCGGTCGTCGTGTTCTATGACGGCACGAACCATTGGCTCGCCGATGGCTTCCACCGCACGGCCGGGCATGAGGAGGCCGGCGAGGCCGAGATCGAGGCCGATATCCGGCCCGGCACGCAGCGCGACGCGATCCTGTTCGCCTGCGGTGCGAACGCGACCCACGGCCTGCGCCGCACGACCGGCGACAAGCGCCGCGCCGTCCTGCTGCTGCTCGGCGATCCCGAATGGCAGAGATGGAGCGACCGCGAGATCGCCCGGCATGCCCGCGTGTCCAACACCTTCGTCGGCACGCTGCGCGCCGCCACTGTCAACGTTGACAGTGAGCGGACCTTCCAGACCCGGCACGGCACCGTTGCCAAGATGGACACCGCCGCCATCGGCAGGCGGGCCGCCGACATGGCGACGCTGCGCTCTGTCCCGATCGACGCCCTGCATCAGCTCGTCAGCGAGCAGCACCGGGCGAAGCAGGAGAGGAAGAAGGCCCGGCGGGACGAGCGCGAACTGCAGCTCGGCGAGAAGATAGCGGCCGGAAATGCGGCCCTGGCGGCGGCCGGTGCGGCGGGCAAGCGCTATGGCGTGATCTATGCCGATCCGGAATGGCGCTTCGAGCCCTGGTCACGCGAGACCGGCATGGACCGGGCGGCGGACAACCACTATCCGACCTCGCCGGTCGAGGCGATCATGGCCCGGCCGGTCAATGCCATCGCGGCCCATGACAGCGCCCTGTTCCTCTGGGCGACGCGGCCGATGCTGCCGCACGCGCTGCGCGTGGTCGAGGCCTGGGGCTTCGCCTACAAGTCCTGCACGGTCTGGGGCAAAAGCCGCGAAGGCGACGGGCGCGGCCCCGGCTACATCTTCACCGACGAAAGCGAGCTGCTGCTCTACGCCACGCGCGGCACCGTGCCCGCCCCTGCGCCGGGCACGCAATGGCCCTCGCTGATCATGGCGCCGGTCGGCGAGCACTCGGCCAAGCCGGCCCGGTTCCGCCAGCTGATCGAAAGCTATTTCCCGAGTCTCCCCAAGATCGAGCTCAACGCCCGCGAGGCGCATGAGGGCTGGGACTGCTGGGGCGCGGAAGCGCCGATCACGATCGGCGTCGACCTCTCCCTCAGCCCCGACCAGTACGCCGAAGTGGCCGTCCATGCCGACGGCTCGCTGACCTCCAGAGAAGGGCAGCGGTGATGGGCGCAACGGTTTCCCCCGCAACAGAGAGGCCTGCAATGGACTTCGTCACGGTCGAGGGCCGCGCCCTCAAGCACGCCTTGCGCATCCTTCTCGAAGCCGTCGACCGGCGCCGAACGATCCCGATCCTCGGCTACGTCAAGCTGACGTTGACGAAGGACGGGCTCCGGCTGGAGGCGACCGATCTCGACGTCTGGGTTACGACGCTGATTGACGTGATCGACGGCGACCGGGCCGGCGGTTGGAGTTTTTGCCTGCCGGCGCAGGCCCTGGCGGCGATGGCGCAAGTGGCGGGCGTGATGCCATTGCGCATCGAGCCCGGCGACAGGGCCACTATCACGCTCGGCGACGGCGAGGCGATCTACACCCTGCCGCCGCTGTCTGCGAGTGACTTTCCCGACGCGCCGCTGCCGCGCGGCGAGCTCATCGAGCGCTTTGGCAACGGCCGACTGGTCGCGCATCTCGACAAGGTGCGCGCCTTCATCTCGCGCGAGGAGGTGCGCTACTACCTCAACGGCGCGGCGTGGCAGCGCGGTGCCTTCGGCTCGCGCTTCGCAGCGACGGACGGACACCGGATGGCGGTATGCCGCTATGACCGCGAAGCGGTTGAACTGGCGGCAACGCGGATCATCCCGCACAAGGCTGTCAGCCTGCTGGTGAAGCACTTCGCAGGACGTGACGTCGCTGCTTTCGCGGCGGCGGACGGCAGGCTCGGCATCGTCTTCGAGAGCGAGCGGCTGACCTTGGCCACGAAGCTGATCGACGGCACCTATCCCGATATCGACAAGATCATCGAGCCGTGCATCGAGCGCGCCAAGGCCTTCACGCTGGCGTTGAAACGGCCCGAAGCGCTCGCGGCCGTCGAGCGACTGCAGGTGTTCGGCCGCGACATCGGCCGCGCAATCCGCTTCGACAGGCACGATGACTGCCTCGTCATGGCGCGTAGCGGCGGCGACGAGGGCGCGCGTGTCCGGACCTCGTCGCCGTGGCCGGAGGGGCTCGGCGCCTTCGGCATTAATGCCGTGTACTTCGGCGACGTGATCGCGGCCTGCGCCAGCGACATCACCCTCGGCCTCGCCTCGCCCGGCGACCCGCTGCTGGTGTCCGACGGCGACGCTGAGATGACCCGCGTCCTCATGCCGATGCGGGTGTAGGGATGCGTGAGCTGATCCTCGATTCCTTCGCCGGCGGCGGCGGGGCTTCCACCGGGATCGAGATGGCGCTCGGCCGCTCTCCCGATATCGCGGTGAACCATGACCGGATCGCGCTGGCGATGCACCGCGCGAACCATCCGGATACGCGGCACATGCTGCAGGACGTCGCGACAGTCGACGCGGTCGGGATGTGCCGGGGCCAGCCGATCGGCATGCTCTGGATGTCGCCGGACTGCACCGACCATTCCAAGGCCAAGGGCGCAGCGCCCCGGCGCGACGGCGAGACGACGACGCGCGGCATCGGCTGGGCAATCTATGGCTGGGTCAAGCGCCTGCCGAAATGGCAGCGCCCGCGCGTGATCTTCCTCGAAAACGTCGAGGAATACGTCGAGTGGGGGCCGCTGCTGGAAAGCGGCAAGCGCTGCCCGAAGCGCAAGGGCGAGACCTTCAAGGCCTTCGTCGAGGCGTGGCAGGCGCTCGGCTTCGTCGTCGAGTATCGCGAGCGCCGCGCCTGGTGGTCGGGCTCCGGCACGATCCGGAAGCGGTTGTACATGGTCATGCGTCGTGACGGCGAGCCGATCGTCTGGCCGGAGCCCGGCCACGGCAATCCGAACCTGCCGGCCGATGCGCTCCGGATCGACGCCGGCGAGCTCAAGCCCTGGGTCACGATCAGCGAATGCATCGACTGGTCGCGGCCGATCCCGTCGATCTTCGACAGCGCCGCCCAGATCAAGGCCAAGCTCGGCCTGACCGCCAAGCGCCCGCTGGCGCCGAAGACGATGGCGCGGGTGGCCAAGGGCGTCGAGCGCTACGTGCTGAAAGCGGCGAAACCGTTCGTCATCAAGGTCAATCACACCGGCCGCGACGAGGCGCGCGACCGCCGGCTCGACGTGCCCTTGACCGCTATGACCGGCAAGCGCGACGATGCGCTGGTCACGCCCTTCGTGGCCGGGCTGGCGCATGGCGACAGCGGCGGGCGGCGCGAGTATGCCGCGACCGAGCCGCTGACGACCGTCCATGCCGGCGGCGGCAACCACGCTCTCGTGACGCCCTTCGTGACGAAGTTCCGGACCGGGGCGGTCGGCCATCGCGCTGACGAGCCGGTCCACACGATCACGGCGCATTCCAGCGAAACGCATGGCGGCGGCGCGGCGCCGCTCGGCATCGTCACGCCCTTCGTCGCCTACGCCCAGCAGGGCGGCGGGCTGCGGCCGGCCGAGGCGCCGGCGCAGACCTTCACGGCGTCGCCCAAGGATCAGAACACCGTCGTCGCGCCCTACCTCGTGCCGCGCTATGGCGAGAGACCCGGCCAGGAGCCGCGAACCGCGGCGGCAGATCAGCCCGGCCCGACGATCGTGCCCGACGGGAACGAAGGCAGCATGGCCGTCGTTCACCTGACGCGCCAGTTCGGCAACTCGGTCGGCTCGGGCGCGGACGAGCCTGTCGGCACGATCACGGCGGGCGGCGATGGCAAAGCTGGCGTCGTCGCGGCCTTCCTCGCGCAGCATAATGACGGTCCGCGGCCGGGCGCGCCGGCGCACCCTGCCGACGAGCCTGTTTCGACGATCTCGACACGCGGCGCTCAGCAGCAGCTCGTCGCGGCCTCCATGGTCACGCTGCGCGGCAGCGACAGGCGCGGCGCCAGCGCCGAAGAGCCGGGCCGCACAGAATCGGCTGGCGGCAATCACAATGGCGTCGTCGCCCTGCCGCTGATGACTGTCTATTACGGTTCGGAGACGGACGGCGCGGCGGCCAATGCCCCGGGCCGCACCGAGACGACGCGCGACCGCTTCGGGCTGGTGAGCGCGACCGCCATGGCACCGCCTTTCGGGCCGGAGCACGAGGCGCGCGCCCGCGAGGTCGCCGCGTTCCTGCGCGAGCACGGATGCTGGGACGAGCGCGAGTTCGTCATCGTCGATCTCGACGGCGCGACCTTCGTCCTCGTCGACATCTGCATGCGGATGCTGACGCCGCGCGAGCGCTACACCGCGAACGGCTTCCCGGCGAACTACATCATCGACCACGGCATCGACGCCGACGGCTCGATCGTCCCGTTCACGCTGGAGCAGCAGGGGCACATGTGCGGCAACGCCGTCTGCCCGACCGAGGCGCGCGACCTCGTCGCCGCGAACTACCAGCCGCGCCTGCGCAAGCGCCCTGGCAAGCCGGCGGCGGAACTGCCCTTCTTCATGGAGGCGGCGGAGTGAGCGAACCCTCGCGTCCCCTGCTGCGCTGGCATGGCGGCAAATGGCTGCTGGCGCCCTGGATCATCGGCCATTTCCCGCCGCACCGGGTCTATGTCGAGCCGTTCGGCGGCGCGGCCAGCGTGCTGCTGCGCAAGCCGCGCGCCTATGCCGAAGTCTATAACGATCTCGATGCCGAGCTGGTGAACCTCTTCCGTGTGCTTCGCTCGAAGGAGGCCTCCCGGCTCACCGAACAGCTGCGCATGACGCCCTTCGCACGCGACGAGTTCCTCGCCGCCTATGAGCCGTGCGCCGAGCCTGTCGAGCAGGCCCGACGGATGATCATTCGCAGTTATATGGGCTTCGGCAACGCTGGCGCGCTCGGCCGGTCGACCGGCTTCCGGGCCGATAGCAACAAGAGCGGCACGACGCCGGCCCATGCCTGGGCGAACTTCCCGGATGCCGTGCCTGCGATCATCTCGCGGCTCTCCGGCGTCGTGATCGAGAACCGTGACGCGCTCGTGGTGATGGCCGCGCACGACGGGCCCGACACCCTGCATTACGTCGACCCGCCCTATGTCCACCAGACCCGCTCGGGCGGGAACCCCTACTGCGCGAAGCACAAGTATCGTCATGAACTCGACGACGCGGCCCATGCCGCGCTGCTCGAGGCGCTGCGCGGGCTTGCCGGCAGCGTCGCGCTCTCGGGCTATCCCTGCCCGCTCTATGACGAAGCCCTCGCCGGATGGCGGCGCGTCGAGCGGGCAGCGCTGGCGGACGGCGCCCGCGAGCGCACCGAAGTGCTCTGGATCAATCCTGCGGCTGCGAACGCCCTGGAGCGGCAGCGCAACCGCACGCAGACGCCGCTGCTGGAGCACCTGGAGGCGGCAGAATGAGTGCCGAACGCATCTCAATCGGCCAGCAGCTGGAGGCGGTGCGCTACGCCGCCGAGCGGCAGGCCATCCTCGGCCGGGGCGGCTCGGTCCGCGACCAGCGCCCGGAATCCGTCCGCGACTATGAGCTGCAGCGCCTGCTGGCGGCTGTCGAGACGCTGACCTGGCTCAAGAACAATGCCGAGGCCGTGAAGGCCGCGCACCGCGCCCTGGCGGCGGCAGGAGGTGGATCGTGAGCGCCGCCCTTCTCGGTCTCGCATGGCAAGCCAAGGTCGGCGACAGCAAGACGCGCAAGCTCGTGCTGATGAAGCTTGTCGACTGCTGCGACGACGATGGCTCCAACATCTATCCGGCGCTGGCGACCGTGGCCGACCATGTCGGCTGCTCGACGCAACAGGTCCGGCGCACGCTGAAGGACTTCTGCGGCGTCGGCCTGCTACGCAAGGTTCGCGACGGTGGGCGCGGCGCCGGCTCGACCGCCCGCTACGAGCTCGACATTGACATGCTGGCCCGCCTGCGCCGTGCCGAGATGTGGCCGGCGCTTGAGGCCGCTGCCGCGCGCGACCCGTTGCCCGATTCCGACGATGACGAGGCGTCAGGCCATGCGCCGAACGCATCTTCGGAGGCGAGCGACGCCCCCGCCGCAGCGTCAAATAAGGGTGACATGGTGTCACCCTTACATGGTGTAAGCCTTACACCAGCGATCGATAAGGGTGACATCTGGAGTCACCCAACCCCTCATAGACCCCTTAGTTCTGAGAGAGAGAGCGCGGGCGCTGGCGCAGGGGCGCCGGCTGGATCGGGCGATGCGCCCGATGCAGGGCATGCAGCCGACGCAGAGCCTCCGGCGACACTGGCCGCGTTCCTCGCCAGCTATCCGCACGCCTCGGCGGACGATCAGGTCACCCTCGCCTCGGCCTGGGAGGGAGTGCCCTTCGCCGAGCGCCGGGCTGCGATCGATGGGATTCCCGGCTTCGTTGCCGAACGGAAGGCGGCGGGCTTCGACAAGCGCCTTTCCGGGCCGAAATACCTCTCCGGCCGGAACTGGCGCCATGTGCCGAAGCTGGCCGCCGAGCGGGCCGCGGCGCAGGCCGCCGGGGCGTCCGGCATGATCAGCGGCTATTCCCGCGATTGGTGGCTGCTGCTGCTCGACCGGATCTTCGCCGGCAAGTCTCCGGGCTTCTGGATGCAGCAGGCCGAGGCGCGCAAGCTGCTCTCGGCTTCCGGCGCCGACCTCGCCGCGGCGGCCAAGCGCATCGGCGAGTTGCACGCCTATCTCTGCGACGGGCCGGAGATCGAGGCTTGGCGGCCCTGGCTCGCCGCCAGAGGCGCCCGCATCCCGGCCTTCCGCGGCGACTTCCGCGTGTTCCTGCCGAAGCCGCTGCCGCCGGGCGGGCGAGCCGACCAAGGTGATGATGATGTGGCATTCTGACGGGAGCGCAGGCTGATGGGGCATCAGAAGAAGCGTCCGCGCCCGGATTTCCATGGTCATGGTCGCGCGCTGTTGGAAACGAAGGTTCCGGCTCCCGCCGATCTCGACCTCGGCGCCGACTGGTACCTCGTCTACACCGCGCCTCGCATGGAAGCGAAGGTGGCGAAGGGGCTGGCCGATGCCGGCTGCAAGGTCTTCCTGCCCGCCATCCATCGGGTGATCACACAGCGCTATCGCAGGCTCGAGCACGACGTCGCGACCTTCCCGCGCTACCTTTTCACCGCCGGCGTGCCCTTCCGCTGGCGCGGGCGCGACTTCGTCGGGGAGGATGGTGTCTCGGTGGTCACGGTCGACGGCCGGCCCGTGGTCGACATCCGCGATATCGACGGTGTGATCGATGTCGTAGGCACGCCGCGCGGCTGGCTCAAGGTTCCCGGCAAAGCCGTCGGCGCGGTCGCAGCGTTCCAGAACGACTATGTCGCGCCCTGCTCCAACGTGCTCGCGCCGCCGAAGCCGCGTCGCCTGCTCGCTGCGGGTGAGCGCGTCAAGGTGATCGACGGGCCGTTTGCCTCCTTCCAGGCGACAGTCGTCGACATGATCGGGCTCGAGCGGGCCGAGGTGCTGGTCGACATATTCGGACGGTCGACGCCGCTCGATATCGACCTGCGGCAGCTCGACGCCGCCTAGTGGAAAGCGGTTTCCACTTTCAACTTGCGCCGCGCCCATTGACTCCGGCAGTGCGAATCGGAATCCATGGGCGCACGGTTATTCCGGTAGTGTGATCGCCGCCCTGCGGAGTTGTATCTCACGGAACCCGCGTCAGCCTCACCAGCTACCAAGTGCGAAGCTATGTCCGCCCGCCGCCGCAAGGTCGGCGGGTTTCGTGTTTCGGCACATAGGGCATGCCTTATCGTCCTCCAGTCTTCCGGCCAGCCAATGGCCTGGGTTCGCTAGCCGACACCGAGCAGGCTAATCGAGACTATGAGCAGAGGCGCGGCAGCGCGCGGGATCGCGGATATGATGCGCGATGGGATCGCGAGCGGCTGCGATTCATTGCTCGCCACCCGCTCTGCCGCGGGTGTGAATCTCGCGGCGAGGTAACGCGCACCGCAATCGTAGATCACGTCATCCCGCACAAGGGCGACATGGTCCTCTTCTGGGATGAGCAGAACTGGCAACCCAGCTGCCAGTGGGATCATGACGTGCTCAAGCAGAAGCTCGAAGGCCTCTGGCTCAAGGGCGAGATCGACGTTTCCGAGCTGCGGCTCGATAGCACGACCGCTCGCCGCCTCGGCCCGCCGCTCCGCTGCACCTGACGGGAGGGGGAGGGTCGAAATCGCAGGCCCTCCAGCACCCGGACCGGGTGCCTAACTCCGCGCAAATCTCCGCGGAATTCTGAGAAAAAAAGGTTGCTCCTCCGATGGCCCCTCGTGGTCGCAAACCGAAACCCGATGCGCTGAAGAAGCTGCAGGGCAATCCCGGCAAGCGGAAGATCGCGAAGGCCTCGCAGGACCAGGCCGAGGCGACCTCTCCGCTCGGCGCGCTCGCGCCGCCCGCTTCGCTGACCGATGCCGAGCGCAAGATCTGGGAATCCCAGATCGGCGCGCTCGAACAGCTGAAGTTCGTCCGCGTCTCCGACCTGCGCGCCTTCACCCGCTTCGTGAAGATGCAGGCGCTCTTCGACGCCGTCGCGCCGATGGTGACGGCCGAGAATCTCGTCGAGATCACCGTCTCGGACAAGGTCACGATGGAGCGGCTCAACAAGCGCTTCCTGGCGATGCTGCATCTCGACAAGCGCCTGCTGGATTACGACCAGCAGTTCGGCACGACGCCCGCGGTCCGCCAGGCGATGATGTCGCGGCTCGCCGCTCGTGCCCCGCAGCTGCCTCTCGGCGATCAGCCTTCGAAGCCCGCGGATTCGGCGCCTACGCCTTCCGCGCCGGAGCCGCCGCCGCCCCCGGCGCGTCCCGCCTCGCCCGTCGGGTTCGGCCGGCTGAACTGACGCCCATGGCAGCGTTGGCCGTCCCCGTCTGGGTCGGCGCCCTGGCCGCCGATCCCGTGCACGATTGGGTGCGCACCGAATGGGAGCGTGCCGGCAAGACTGCCGGCGCGTGGTTCGACGAGGTCGCGGCCGAGAAGGCGGCGCGGTTCTTTCCGGACTACCTCGTCCACACCAAAGGCAAGTGGGCCGGCCGGCCCTTCCGCCTGTCGCCCTGGCAGGACGCGATCGTGCGGATGGTCTTCGGCTGGAAGACGGCCGAGGGAAAAAGGCTGTTCCGGCGGGCGCTGATCTGGATCGCGCGCGGCAATGGCAAGAGCGAGTTCGCCGCCGGCCTTCTGCTGCTCGCCTTCCTGTTCGATGGCGAGCTCGGCGGCGAGGCCTATGTCATCGCCGCGGACAAGAAGCAGGCCGGCATCGTCTTCACGATGGCGACCCGCATGGTGCAGCTCTCGCCGTCGCTGGCCGAGCATATCGAGACCTTCAAGACCTCGCTCTATTGCGCCGAGCTGCTGGCTTCGATCCAGCCCATGTCGGGGCAGGCCGAGGGCAAGCATGGTCTTTCCTGCTCGGTGCTGGTCGGCGACGAGATGCACGAATGGGCGCATGGCGACCTCTATGAGTTCGTCAAGCAGTCGGAGATCAAGCGCGAGCAGCCGATCGAGATCCTGATCTCGACAGCCGGCCAGGCCCGCCGCGGCTATGGCTGGGTGCTCTGGGAGGAATCGCTCAAGATCAAGGACGGTACCTTCGACGATCCGACCACGCTCGTCGTGATCTATGCCGCCGGCGCGAACGACAATTGGAAGGAGCCGGCGACCTGGGCGAAGGCCAACCCCAATCTCGGCGTCTCGGTCCAGCTCGACGATATGCAGAAGCTGGTCGAGCGCGCCCTGCATTCGCCGCGCCTCGAGACCAATTTCAAGCGCTATCATCTCGATATCTGGGTCGGCCAGGACCTGCGCTGGCTCGATATCGACGCCTGGCGCAAAGGCTCCGGCATGCCCAGCCTCGCCGGCGATGCCGGCTGGCGGGCGATGGCTGAGCGCTGCAAGGGGCGCGTCTGCTATGGCGGGCTAGACCTCTCCTCGGTCAGCGACCTGACCTGCCTGCTCTGGCTGTTCCCGCCGGACGAGACCGAGAAGAACTGGCTGGCTCTGCCCCGTTTCTGGGTGCCGGCGGACAACATCGAGCGCCGCGCCCGGCGCGACCGCGTGCCATACGACATCTGGCAGGCGCGAGGCGCCGTCGAGCCGACGGTCGGTAACGTCGTCGACTACGATCCGGTGATTGCCGCCATCCATGAGGGCATGGCGCAGTTCACGGTCCGGTCGGTCGCCTACGACCCGCACAATGCGACGGCGACGGTCAACACGTTGATGAATGAGGGCGCGCCGATGGTGCTGATGCGCCAGGGCATTCCCTCGCTCGGCGCCGCCTCGAAAGAACTGGAGCGGCTGACGCTGAAAGGCGCGCTCGACTGCGGCCAGCACCCGGTCATGGACTGGATGGCCGGCAATGTCGCCAAGCATGAGGATCGCAACGGCAACATCATGCCGGATAAGGGGCGTTCCTCGGAAAAGATCGACGGCATCTCGGCGCTGGTCAACGCGCTCGCCGTCGCCCCCGTGCAGGTCGAGACGGTGGCCGCCTCGCCCTGGGATGATCCGAATTTCTCACTCCGGAAGATGATGAGCGCAGCATGAGATTTGCGATCGAGATCGGCCGGGGCCGGGAAGCGCGCTCGGGCAGCATCGAGAACCCGACGGTTCCGGTCGGCCAGACGCAGGAGTTCCTGACCTTCTTCGGCATGGACGGCGTGACGTTGCCGTCGGTGACGATCGCCTCGGCCTTGCGTGTCCCGGCCGTCAACGCGGCCGTCAACTTCCTGTCGCGCACCATGGCGGCGCTGCCGCTGCATGCTTTCGAGCACAAGGACGGCAGCACTGATCGCGAGAACGGTCAGGTCGAGAAGGTGCTGCGCTATCCGACGCCGGAAATGGACGGCTTCAAGGCCCGGCAGTACTTCTGGCAGAACGTCTTCACCGGCGGTCGCGGGCTGATCTGGATCGAGCGCAAGGGCGGCGATCCGGAATATCTCTGGCCGCTCAACCCGAACAAGGTCTCAGTTCGGCGGCGAGGCCTGCGCACCGTCTATGTTCATGACGGTCAGGAGTATCCGGCCGAGGACGTGATCGATATCCCGTTCATGTTGCGGGAGGATCAGCTCGGCCATCGTGGGCCGGTGATGCTCGCCAGCAAGGCGATCCAGCTCGCCCTGGCGATGAACGACTACGCCAGCACCTTCTTCGCCGGCGGCGGCGTCCCGCCGTTGTCGATGTCGGGGCCGCTTGCCTCCGGCAACGAGGCGCTGAAGCGCACCACGAACGATGTCGAGGAGGCGATCCGGTTCGCCCGCGTCAACAACAGCAAGATCCTGCCCATCCCCGGCGGCTACAAGCTGGAGCCGGTCGGTATCGACCCGGCCAAGGGCCAGATGACCGAGGCCCGGCTCTATCAGGTTCAGGAAATCGCGCGCGCCTGGCAGTTGCCGCCGGTCTTCCTGCACGATCTCTCTAAGGGCACCTTCGCCAATGTCGAGCAGCAGGACTTGCACCTGGTCAAGCATCTGATCGGCCAATGGGCCAAGGCGTTCGAGGCGCAGGCGACGCTCAAGCTTTACGGCCGGGACAAGGCCGGCGCGGCCTATGTCGAGCACAATCTCGACGGGCTGATGCGCGGCGACCTCAAGAGCCGGATCGAGGCGATCGGGCGGGGCATCCAGACGTCGCAGCTCACTCCGAACGAGGGGCGCGGTCTCGATAATCGGCCGAAGCACAAGAACCCGATGGCGGACGAGCTGCTGGTTCAGGGCGCCACCGTCGTCCTCGGCCAGCAGCCTGTGCAGGCGGCGGCGAACGAACCGAAGCAGGATGGAGAAGGCGATGAAAAAGCCTGATGGCCCCGAGTTGCGCTCGCTGGTCGCGAAGGTCGAGCGTCGGGCGGCCGAGGACGGCAAGGTCAGCGTCGCAGGTTATGCCGCGGTCTTCGGCGAGCTCGCCGATATCGGCGGCTGGTTCTCCGAGACGCTGGCGCGCGGCGCCTTCACCGAGACGCTGAAGACCGCCGACGTCCGGGCCTATTTCGATCATGACCGGGGCCGCGTCCTCGGGCGCAGCACGGCCGGCACCCTGCGGCTGGCGGAGGATGCCAAGGGCCTGCATGTCGAGATCGACTTGCCCGACACCACTGACGGCCGCGACGTCGCGACGCTGATCGAGCGCGGTGACGTCACCGGCATGTCCTTCGGCTTCCGTGTCCTGCGCGAGGAGTGGGACGAAACCGAGAAGACGCCGAAGCGGACCATCCTCGAGGTCGCGCTGCACGAGGTCAGCATCGTCTCCGAGCCGGCCTATGACGGCGCTACCATCGCGCTGCGCTCGCTCGAGCAGGCCCGGAAGGAAAGGCGCGAGCATCCCGCCCATCGCCGGATCGAGGCGCGCCGGGCCGAGATGGAACAGCGCATCCGGCGCATCCGCTAGCGCGGCATCGCAGTTTCCCCGGCCATGCCGGAGGTGGCGCGGCAGCATCCCGCTTCCCGCCCTAACGCCCGCTTCGGCGGGCTTTTTGACGTGGTCATAGGAAGAAAGGACTTACGATGACCCTTCGCCAGTTGCAGGAGAAGCGGGAAAAGCTCGTTGCCGATGCCCGCTCCGCTCTCGACGAGATCCGCAAGAACACCGACGACGCCCGCGTCGCCGAGCTCGAAAAGCGCCATGACGACTTCATGGGCGATCTCGACCGGCTCGACAGCCAGATCGCCCGCGAAGAGCGCATGGCGAAGCTGGAGACGGCCGAGGAGGAGCGCCGTTCTCGCCGTCGCCCGAATCCGGGGGATGGCGAGCGGCGTGGTGACGATGACGACAAGCCGATCGAGTACCGTCAGGCTTTCCATCGCTGGTTGCAGGTCGCCGGAGACATGTCGGCCCTGAACGACGAGGAGCGCGCCGCCCTGCGCGCCGGCGTCGCTCCGAAGGAGGTCCGCATGCAGACCGTCGGGACGCCTGCCGGCGGCGGCTACACGGTGCCGACCGAGCTGGCCACCGAGATCATCAAGTCGATGAAGGCCTGGGGGCCGATGTACGACGAGGACGTTTGCACCTCGCTGCCGACGGCCTCCGGCAATCCGATCGACATGCCGACGCTCGATGACACCTCCAAGACGGTCGACAAGCATACAGAGGGCGGCGCGACGACCGATGACGGCAGCAAGGATGCGGTCTTCGGCAAGAAGACGCTCAGCGCCCATGCCTATGACACGCAATGGGTGAAGTTCAGCTATGAGCTGGCGCAGGATTCCATCTTCAACATGGAATCCCTGCTCGGCGGCCTGCTCGGCGAGCGTCTCGGTCGGCGTGCCAATACCGAGCTGACCACAGGCGACGGCGTCGGCGATCCGCAGGGCATCGTCACCGGCTCGGGCCTCGGCAGGACTTCCGTGGCCGCGGCGGCGATCACCTATGACGAGATCATCGACCTGATCCATTCGGTCGACCCCGCCTATCGCGGCGGGCCCAAGGTGCAGTTCCAGTTCCACGACACCACGCTCGCGGCGCTGCGCAAGCTGAAGGATGGCGAAGGGCGATATATCTGGTCGGCCGGCGACGTGCAGAACGGCGTGCCCGGCACGATCCTCGGCTATCGCTACCGCATCAACCAGGCGATGGACACACTGGCAGCGGCGAAGAAGGTCATGATCTTCGGCGACCACGCCAAGTATTTCGTGCGCAAGGTCGGCGGCATCGTGCTCTTCACCGCCCGCGAGCGCTTCGCGCCGGATATCGGCCTGCTCGGCCTTGTCCGTCTCGATGGCGGCCTCGGCGACACGGCCGCCGTCAAGCACCTGATCACCGCTGCGTCCTGATCGCACTGGCTTGAACCGGTGGGCGCCGTTCGCGGCGCCCACTTCTCAAGCCAATGGAGGATTCGATGAAACTCAAGATGAGGATCGGCCTGGCCGGTTCGGATTTCTCGCTGGCGCCTGGCGAAGAGACCGAGCGTTTCAGCGTCGAGGAGGCGCAGCGCCTGATCGACGCCGACTATGCTGAGCTCGTCGCAGAGACGAAGCGCGAGGTCGCCACGAAAAAGGCAGCGCCGGAGAAGCGCGGCTGATGTGGTACGGCCAGACCATCTCGGATCTGACCGAGCCTGTGACGTTGGTGGAAGCCAAGGCGCAGTGCCGGGTCGATCATGACGGCGAGAACGACAAGATCGAGCTGCTGATCCCGGCGGCGCGACAGCATGCCGAAAAGTATTGCGGCCAGTCATTCGCCAAGGCCACCCTCGTCGCCAAGGCGACCGACTGGGCCGACCTCGCCCGTCTGCCGACCCGCCCGATCACATCGATCGCCATCGCCTATGTCGATGGCGAGGGTGTTGAGCGGATACTGCCGTCGGGCAATTACACGCTGATAGAGCGGGCCGTCGTCCCGGCGCCCGGCGGCATCTTGCCGCGCCGGGCTCCCGGCTCGGCCATCACCGTGACGCTCGCCGTCGGCGATGCCTGCCCGGCCGCAGTCAAGCAGGCGATCCTCTTGCGGGTTCAGGATTTGTGGGAGGCGCGCGGCAGCACTCCGGACGCTGCGCCGTCATCCTTCGACAGCCTGCTCTGCAATCACCGCTACTGACGGGAACTCTGATGCTCTCCTCCGGCCAGCGCAATCATCGCGTCCGCTTCGAGCGGCGCGTCCCGGGGGCCGATGGCGGCTACGGCAACACCTTGCCGGCGAACTGGACGGTTCTCGTCGAGGCCTGGGCCGGCTTTCGCCCGAAGTTCGGCCGCGAGCAGCTTGCGGCCGGGCGGCTCGAAAGCACCTTGCAGGGCGTGCTGACCGTGCTGTCATGGTCGGCGACGAGCGCGGTCACGCCGGCCGATCGCGTCGTCTTCCTCGCCGGCCCCTATGCCGGCAAGGCCTGCCAGATCCGCTCGATCGTGCCGTCTCCGGACAATCGCGAGATCGAGTTCATGCTCGAGGAAGGCCCGGCGACCTGATGCCCCGCGTGACATTCCTCCGCGACTTCACCTGTCCCTTCCCGGGCGGGTTCGTCGAGTACAAGGCCGGCGGCCCGAAGCTCATCCCCCATACTCATGCCGAGCGCGCCCGCGCCGCTGGAGTTCTTGCCGATGGCAAAAACCGCGAAATCCGCACAGAGCGCCGCCCGGCTGCGCAAGCGCCTGGAGCGGGTGCCGATGGACGTCCGCGCCGCAGCGGCGACTGAGGCCCTGCTGCAGGCGCAGGCGCTCGGCCGGGCGATCCAGCGAAATGCCCCCCTCGGCGAGGGTGATCTCAAGGCGACGGTCAGGGTCGAGGGCGGCAAGCGCGGCGACCGCTTCTATGTGAAAGCGGGCGGGCCGAAGACGACGAAACCGGTGCGCAGCGCCGGCAAGGGCCATGCGCCGCAATACGACTACGCCAACGCGGTCGAGTTCGGCACGCAGAAGAAGCCGCCGCGGCCCTTCTTCTATCCGACATGGCGGGCCTCGAAGAAGGCAATCCGCTCCGGCATGGAGGCGACGATCCGCAAGGCGGCGGCGAAGTTCAACGGTCAGGGCAGCGAATGAGCGATCCCTCCCTCGCCCTGCAGGGCGCCATCAACACCCGACTGCGCGCGCAGGTTTTAGCCGTCTCCGGCCGCGTCTTCGACGAGGTCCCGCAGGACGTCGCCTTCCCCTATGTCGAGCTCGGCGAGTTCCAGACGGTCGACGACGGCGCCCAGTGCCATGACGGTCAGGAGGTCTTCGCGACCTTGCATGTCTGGTCGCGCGCTGCCGGGCAGGTCGAGGCGAAGACCATCGCCGGCGCCGTGCGCGGCGCGCTGCACGAGGCCGAGCTCGCCCTCGGCGCCGCCTGGCAGTTCCTCGAGATCGCGCATCAGGACACGCGATATCTGAAAGACCCGGATGGCCTCACCAGCCATGCCGTCCTGAGCTTCCGCGCGCTCGTCGCCGCGGCCTGAACCACCACTCGCATCACCGGCTCATTCAACGGAGGCCATCATGGCGCAGCCGACTGTTCTGTCGTTCGGGAAGGGGGTCGTCTTCGTCGGCGACGGCGCCTCGCCCGACGAGGTCTTCACCAAGCTCTGCGGCTTCAACTCGATGTCGCTGACCATCGAAAAGGACACCAACGACGTCACGGTGCCCGATTGCGACAACCCCGATGCGCCGGCCTGGCAGGCGACGGATGTGCTCTCGCTCGCCTGGAGCATGGAGTTCGAGGGCGTCTATGCCAAGGAAAGCTCCGAGCTGCTCTGGGGCGTCTCGACCGATGGCCAGTCGCGCAGCATCCGCCTGCATCTGGTCGGCGGCGGCACCGGCAGCGGCACGCCGGATCTGCGCTTCTCCGGCAAGGGGCATTTCGGGCTCGGGCTCACCGGCGAGCGCGGCTCGAAATGGCAGAACGCCGTCAACGTCACCGGCGACGGCCCCCTGGCCCGCGCCAGCGTGGCGGCGCTGTCATGAGCCTCTGCAAGATTGATCTCGAATGGGCGGATGGCACTTACCCGTTTGCACTGCCGATGGTGCAGCTCGAGGAGCTTCAACGTCTCTGCGATGCTGGCCCGGTCGTAATCGCCGGCCGGCTGGAAGCGGGCACATGGTTGGTCGGAGACATTTATCACACGCTCCGCCTGGCTCTGATCGGCGGGGGGGTGGCGCCTGTCGCCGCCCTGCGCCTTTGCAAGCTCTATGTGCTGGATCGCCCGTGGGTCGAGAGCGTGATGCCCGCCATGGCTGTCCTGCAAGCCGTGCTTGTCGGGAAGCCGGATGAGCCGGTGGGAAAATCGCCGGCGGTCGGGGAGGAGAGCGCCCTGCCCGCCCGAACGGAAAGCTCGACTTCCGCGAGTTCTACGGGCTCGGCGTCGTGATGGGTCTCTCGCCGCAGCAGGTCGGCGAGATGTCCCTCTGGCAGTTCATGGCCTGCGCCGATGGCTGGGTGCGCGCCAATTCGGCGGGAGCTGCCAAGCTCACGAACGATGACGACGATGAAGCCGGTGTGCGGGCGCTCTTCGAAACGGCGCCCGACGTCATGCTCTAGTCATGAGCTTATCGGTTCCCGCGGCTCTTCCACGAGACCACGGGATCGGCTTTCGGGGCCGGGTCAACGGGGCTGGTCTCTGTTGTCTGCTCCGATCCCGTCATCGGAAAGCGAGCCCTCAGAAAATCGAGGATGCTCGCCAGATAGTTGGCGACAACACCCAGCGCCAGCACGACCGCGCCGAGCCCGATTCCTGTGGCGGCCAGGATTTCGTGAAATGCACTCTTGGCGACCAGGGCGACCAGGCCGCCAGTGACCATCATCAATATGCCGATCACTTTTAGAAAAGCCGTCATCGGCCGCTCCCCCCGCCCATTCCTTCCGATTTAGCAGGCTAGCGAACCGTGGCAAACGATCTCGTCATTAGCGTCGGCGCCTCGATCCGAGATCTTGAGCGCCAGATGAAGGCGGCTTCGCAGGTCGCGGCGAAGCGTGCTGAGGAAATCGAGAACGAGTTCAGGCGCCGGAACCCGTCGCTTGCCGGCGACTTTGGGCTCGGTGTCCTGAAAGGGGCGATCGCCGGGCTGGCCTTCGACAAGATCACTCGCGAGATGATGTCGGCGAACAAAGAGATCGCCAGCTTCGGCGACAGCGCCAAGCGCGCCGGTATTGATCTCGCCAGATTTCAGGAGCTTCGGCTCGCCGCTCAGGGGCAGGGGATTGAGGGCAAGGCTTTCGATGCCGGCATACAGGGTCTGGCGAAATCTCTCAACGAGGCTCGGCGCGAGGAGACCGAGCTGACGAAGCTCCTCGACGCCAACGGCGTCAAGTACAAGAACCGCAAAGGCGAGATCGTAAGCACGAACGAGGCCCTCGCCATCGCGGCCGATCTCATCAGCCGCGCCGCGACCGAGCAAGACAAGATCGCTCTTGCAGAGCGCTTCGGCCTGCCTGCCGACTTTGTCCCATTGCTGGAGGGTGGTGCGGCCGCGCTTCAGAAGCTTGCGCGAGATGCCGGCGAGGCGGGTACGATCCTCGATTCCGATGTGATCGCCAAGGCAAAGCAGTTTGACGTCGCGTGGGAAACCGGGTGGGCGTCGTTCGCCTCCAATTCGAAAGCTGCGATCGTCGCGGCAGGCATCGGATTGTCGGGGCTCATTGCGAGTGCCGGCGACTACTTGAAGACAGTCAACGCAGCTAACATCGCTCAGTCGCAATCGGCAGAGAGGCGCGCGCGTCGCGATCAGGCGCTCGACATGTCACTCGGCAACGCTGGGGGGCGGGCGGCCCAGCGCGCCGAAGAAGAAACCGCAACCCGCAAGGCGGTGTCGAACTTTCGTGCCGCTGAGATCGCCTATCGCAACGCCGTCAAGGAGGGGCAAACGCTCCCACCTTCCCGCCCGCCTGGGCTCGTTGTGGGTAAGCATGCCGTCATCCCTGCCAAGCAGTCCGGCGGCGGCTCCTCCGGCGGCAAGTCCGAGGACGAGCAGGCGCAGGACCGGCTCGACCGCTATATCGAGGGCCTGGTGCGCCAGCGCGCCGTGATGGAAGCGGAGATCGCGACCGTCGGCAGGTCGAATGCCGAGCGCAAGGCCGCGGTCGAGATCGCCAAGGCGCAGGTCGACCTCGAAAAGCTCAGCACCAGCGAGAAAGCGAGCTACATCGCCAGGCTGACCGAGGAGGTCGGCAAGAACGAGGAGGTCCGCGCCTCGAAGGAGCGGCTGGAGAAGGCCCAGAAGGGGCTGAACGACGCCCAGACCTACTTCGGCAATGCCGCGGTCGATGCGCTGGAAGACATGATCATCAATGGCGCCAAGGCCGAGGATGTGATGAAGCGCCTCACCGCCTCGCTGGCCAAGGCTGCGCTCCAGGCGGCGCTGATGGGCAACGGGCCGCTTGCCGGCCTGTTCGGCACCTCGGGCACGAACGGCGCGCCCGGCGGGCTGTTCGGCGGCATCGGCGCGCTGTTCGGCCGGGCGACGGGCGGGCCGGTCAACGCCGGCCAGCCCTACCGCGTCGGCGAGCGCGGCCCGGAGACCTTCGTGCCGACGACGCCGGGCAGGATCCTCCCGGCCGGGCGCGGCGGCGCCCCGCAGGTCAAGGTCAATGTCATCAACAATGCCGGCGCGCAGGTCTCCACCGGCCAGGGCGCGAATGGCGACATCAGCGTGCTGATCGACGCGGCCGAGGCGCGCATGGGGGACCGGCTGGCGCGCGGTCAGGGTGCGCTCAGCGCAGCGTCGCGCGCCGTCGGCAGCGGCCGGCAACTGAGGGGCTGAGATGGCTGTTCCAAGCTGGCCGGCCGGCGTGCCGAGCAAGCCTGTCCTGTCGGGCCTTTCGGTCGGCCAGACATATCGTCCGCCGCTGGTCAGCGAGACGGATGGCGGCCCGGCGATCATGCGCCGCCGGCCCGGCCCTCGCGCGACCGAGATACCGTTCCAGAGCGTGCTCCTGTCGCGTGCGCAGTGGTCGACGCTGGAAACCTTCCTGCGCGAGACCCTGATCGACGGCACGCTGGTCTTCACCATGCCGGTCTTTCGGCCTGATGGCTGCATGGTGACGCGGCACGTCCAGATCAAGGATGGGCTTTGGCAAACCGATATGTCGGCCGTCAGCCGGTTCCGCGTCTCCTTGACCCTGATCGTCTACAACTGGTGAGCCGGTGAGCATTTCTGCTGCACTCGAAGAAGCCTATGCCAGCGTCGACCAGGACGGTGATGTCTGGGAGACGATCGAGATCGACCATGTCGCGCTGACGGGACCGCAGCGCTTCGTGCAGGGCACGCCGGTCAAAGACCTGTTCGAGACGATGGGTTTCCCCGTCGAATTCGGTGGCCCGGACGTGCCGTTCACGGTTGCGCAGTTCGGTTTCGTCCGGCCGAGCCAGGAGGAAGGCGGCCCCGGGCGCGGCCGGATCCGGATCGGCAACGTTTCGCGCCACCTGCAGCCGGTGCTGCGCGCCGCGGTGCAGTCGGATCAGCCGATCCGCGTGATCTATCGGGTCTACCATTCGACCGACAAGGCGAATCCGGAGGTCTTTTCCGGGCTCAATCTCGGCAATGTCTCGCTGACCGCGCTCTCGGCGAATGGGGACCTTTACTATCGCGAGATCGAGCTCAAGGCCTTCCCAGGCAAGACCTACGAGCTTGAGCTCTTTCCTGCGCTCTACGGGCAGTGAGGCGAGCCAATGGTGAGGTTCCTCGCAAGGCCCGTCCGCCCCGGTCAAGATGAGCTCGCCTTCGTCGACCGCATGATCGGCCGGCCCTACGAGCCCGCCGGCCTGCATTGCTGGGAGCTTACCCGGCAGTGCCAGCGCGAGGTCTTCGGGCGCGATCTGCCGGCGGTGCTGGCGGCGCCTGAGAGCAAGCGCGATCTCGTTCGCCTGATGGGCCAGCGCCATGACTACAGCGGCTGGCGCGAGGTGGCGCAGCCGGAGAACGGCGCCATCGTCTTTATGACCCGTCGCGGCCATGGACCGGGCCGCGCCGCCTGCCATGCCGGCACCTGGCTCGACATCGAGGGCGGCGGCGTCCTGCACACGGACGCGCCGCACGGCGTCGTCTTCGAAAGCCTGATCGAACTCACCGCCCGCAACTGGGCCGAACCGAGCTTCTTCATACCGGCATGACCACTGTCATCTTCCAGCGTTGCGACGGGAAGCCTGCTGGCGACCCGATCGACCTGCCGCGCGCGCGGAGGCCGCTTCTGTCTGCTCTGGCCAAGAAGCACGCCGACCGATCGCGCCCGCATATCGTCTGCGTCTATCGCAGGGGCGAGCCGTGGGCGCCGACCGATTTCAGCGTGCGCCTGCGCAAGACGTGGCGCCATACCCGCATCGGGCCGAGCGACACGGTCGCGATCATCTATGCCCCGCGCGGCGGCGGCGGTGGTGCAGCCGGCGGCAGTCGCGCCGGCAAGGCGGCCGGGATCGGCCTGATCGTCGCGACGATCGCCCTCGCAGCGATCGGCCAGTTCTGGGCGATCGGTGCGCTCAACGGTGCCATGGGCCTTGCCGCGACCAGCGCCGTCGGCGGCGCCATCTGGGCCGCCGGCTCGGCCGCCCTGCTTGCCGGGGCCGGCTATCTGCTCTCGCGCGCAACGCGGCCGAAGGCCAACAAGGACGACAACAGCCGGCCGCTTTATGGCGTCTCGGGCGGTGGCAACCTGGCGCGCCTCGGCGACCGCATCCCGGTGATCTACGGCCGCTGCTGGACCACGCCGGACCTTTCCCAGCCGGACTACACCACCTTCGAAGGCGACAACCAGACGCTCTACAAGCGGATGACGGTCGGGCTCGGCAGCTATGCGGTGAAGACGATCCGCGTCGGCAGCGCGGTGATGTGGACGGCAACCGGTGGCGTGCAAGCGCCCTTCATCGGCGCTTCGGTCGAGGTCATCGCGCCGGGGGCGATGTCCTGGCTTGTGCCCGCCCAGGTCGCGACCGCGCCGGCTGTCGCGAGCCTCGAGGTGCCGCGGGTCACGGACACGCCGCAGAATGCCGGCCCGTTCAGCTTCCCGGCCGACACGCCGCCGCAGAGCCGGGTTCAACTCGACTGGTCGTTGCCGCAGGGAATCTATGCGGTCGGAACGGGCAACTTTGCAGGCAAGCAGTATCCGACCGATTGGGGCGTGCATTTCGAATACGCGCCTTGCGACGAGGACGGCACTGTCACCGGCGACTGGGCGACGCTTTACGTCGAGAACGGCCGGACAATGACGACCAAGCCGCGGCGGGTGACGACGCTGGTCGACATCCCCGCCGGCGCCGGCCGCTATGCCTACCGGGCGCGCAATCTCGGCGCGCCGCCGGTGGTGAACGGCTCAGACATCGTCAACACGGTGTTCTGGGAGGGGCTGCGCTCGCATATCCCGGAGACGATCGTTCGCGACCACGTCACCGAGATCGCGATCAGGGTCAGCTCCGGCCCGGGCCTCGGCGTCACCGCCTTCGCGAATGTCGAGGTCGAGGTCCAGCGCCTGCTTCCGGTCTGGAACGGGGTGACCTGGACGCTTGAGGAAACCCGCAAGGCGGTGTGGGCGGCGGTCGATGCCCTCGCCAATACCAGCTACGGCGCCGGGCTCGACCACGCACAGATCGATCTGCCGCGCTTCCTCCACTACGCCTCCACCGTCATAGCTTATGACACCTATGACGGCGTGATCCGCGGGCCGGTTTCGGTCTATGAGGCGCTGTCGACCGTGCTCGGCGTGATGCGTGCTTCGCCGCTGCGCCTCGGCAATGTCTGGTCGATGGTGCGCGACGATCAGAAGCTCGTCCGCAAGCATGTCATCACGCGCCGGCAGATCCTGAAGGATTCCCACGGCCAGCAGTTCAACCTCGACCTGTCGGACGGCTCGGCAAACGTCATCGTCGAATGGTCGGCCGGGGGCGACCCGAAGCGCCAGCGCGACGAGCGGGTGAACTTCGGCGCCGTGACCAACGCGCCGCGGCGCATGCGGGCCGAGGGCGTGTCGACGACGGAGCACGCGATCCATATCGCAACCTGGGCGGCCTCGACGGCCTATCGCCGGCGCGAGCGGCGCACCTTCACGATGGAGCTCGCCGGCCGGCTGATCCTGCCGAACGACAAGTGCTCGATCGACGCCTGGTATTTCGACGGCAAGGAAGCGGTCGGCATCGTCGCGCACTCCGGCCTCAACCTGACGCTCGACCAGCCGCTGGCGCTCCCGGGCACCCCGACCTTCGGCGTGCTGCGCGCCCGCGACGGCCGGGAATGGGGGCCGGTCCAGCTGACGCAGGTCGACGACAGCACCGTTGCGATGAATGCCGACGATGTCGCGGCGGCGCAGTCGCAGACCGGGCTGACGATCGCGCAGGTGATCAACACAGCGACCCAGGCGATGACCTCGATGACGGTCGGCGCTCTCGATGTCGTCACCGATAGCTGGCTTGTCCGCTCGATCCGCTTCAGCGGCGAGAGCCAGGTCGAGATCGAGGCGATCATCGACGATCCCGGCGTCTGGACCGACCTCGGCGAGGCGATCATCGGCCCGCCACCGCCGCCCTCATCGGGCCTCGTCAACCAGGCTGCGATCGATATCGTCTACATCTCCGCGACCGCTGCCCAGCGCGGTACACAAATGTATATGGACTGGTCGGCCGGGCGCCCGCGGGTGCCGGTCAACTATGTCGTCCGGATTTCCTATGACGACTGGGAGACCTATGAGGACGCGTATCATGGGCCTCAGTCCTCGGGCTCCTATCCGGTTCAGGACACCAACGGCTTCATCAAGGTCAGAGCCTTCGCCTATTCGGCCGACGGCCAACGCAGCGCGATCCGCGAGACGCAATTCACCGCGCCGCAAGCGGTGATCTCGGGCCAGACGGCCAGGGTCCGGATCGACTACGAAGAGCTGATGGCGGGAATCCGCTATCGCACCTCGCTGATCCCTGAACTCTCAGACTTGTTCGACCTCGTCGCCGAAGGCCAGGTCGAGGCCTTCCAGGGCAAGCGTCTGGCGGAGACCGGTATCCGCCGGACCGAGCAGGTCAAGACGGAGCTGACGACCGCGCTGGCGGCGACGCGCACGCAGCTCTCGGCGACGATCGACGCCAACAAGGCGGACGTCGACACGAAGATCGTCGCGCTGGTCGACGAAGACGAGGCGCTTGCCGCCCGGCAGGACGATTTCGACGTCGAGTTCGGCCAGACCAAAGCCGCGCTGCAGCAGGAGATCGTGACGCGCGCGACCGAGACGCAAGCGATTGCCCAGCAGTTCATAGCGATGAACGCCTCGGTCAACGGGCGCTTCGCCTCGGTATCGAGCGGGATGCAGGCGCTGTCCAACCAGCAGGGTGCCTTCGCGCAGCAGATGGCGGAACTTAACGTCGCGTTCGGCGGGTTCTCTGCCGGCGGGAAGGTCCAGTTCGCTGCGGTCGCTGCGCCGGCGGGCGTATTCGCCCGCTATTCGGTGGTGCTCAACGCTTCCAACGGCAACAGCTACGAGAGCGGGCTCTACTACGAGCTGATCCAGAGCGGCGGCGGCTTCTACTCGCAGTTCTTTATCGATGCGAGCCGGTTCTACATCGGCAACCCGCTGACCCGCACCGTTCCGTTCTCGGTGGTCGACGGCGTCACCTATATCGACAACGCGGTGATCCGCTCCGGCACGCTCAGCCGCCACGCATCGGCCGAAGGCTCGACGACGGTTGCGGCCCCGATCCCGGTTCAGCCGGGTGGCCGGGTCACGGTCCTGGCGGTCTACACCGGCGGTCAGCAGCTCGCCAATGGTGGGGCGGCTTATCTGCACCTCTATCGCAGCGGCTCCTGGTTGAAGTCGCAGCTGGTAAGCCTCGCTCAGATCCCGGTCTCCGGCGGGTCGAACCTCTCGACCTATGGAACCACCATTGTCCAGGCCAGCTACGACACGGACCAGGCTGGCACAGAAACGATCTCCGCGGTGCTCGGTGCGGCAGCAAGCCCGACGTCAAGCCTGCAGCTCAGCGGCCTGACGATGCAAGTCTCCTCCTACATGAAGTGATCTCATGACCGGCAATCCGATCTATCCCGAGTTCATCTTCTTCTCGGGCGGGCTGATCACCGTCACGAATGGCAGCGACGAGGTTACCGGCTCGATCAATGCCGTCGCGGGCACGGTGCCGGTCTGGACCTCGTCCGCGTTCGTCGGCGACACGATCGCGATCGGTCCGACGCGCCATTACATCAAGCAGATCGTCGACGACGATACGATCATCCTGACCGAGCCATGGTCCGGGGCAAGCGCTGGGCCGGTGGCCTATACCGGTGTCCGCTCGCCCTGGCATCTCGATGGCCGGGCGATCGCCTACAAGATGGCGAAGTTCCTCGAGCAAGATGCCACCGCCTCGGCCACGGCGGTGATTGCGCGCGACGAGGCACTGGGTTTCCGCAACGAGGCGCAAGGCTTTCGCAACGAGAGCGAGGCCTGGTCGAACCGCCCGGCGGGGCAGGATGTCACCACGCCGGGAACGCGCTCGGCGCTTCATCATGCGCAGGCGTCGTCGACCAGCGCGACGGCGTCCGAAACGGCGCGCGCTGCGGGTGTTGTCGCGCGGACCGGGGCCGAGACCGCCGCCACGCTCGCGCAGGCCTGGGCGAGCCGAGCGGTCGATCAGGACGTCACAACGGCCGGCACGCGCTCGGCGCTTCATCATGCGACCAAGGCCGCCGCCAGTGAGACGGTCGTGGTGGCCAATGCGGCGACGGCGGTTGCTGCCAAGGATGGTGCCGAAAGTGCGCGCGGTCTGTCCGAGGAATGGGCGCGAAAACCCCATGGCCAGTCTGTCACCGGCACGGCCGACGGGCGCTCGTCGCTGCACTATGCGACCGAGGCCGCCAATTCGGCTGCCGCAGCCGCAGCCCTCGTCCATGCCGCCGTGAACTATATTGACTACGGCTTCATCACCGACCTGCCGACCGATGTCGCCGACTACGGAACCCTGTCATGAGCGATGTGATGACCGCGGTCGTCGTCGACGTCGACGGCGGGGCTGAATCTCTCGCAGCCGAGGTCATGCGGGCCGAAGCCGACCCGTCGATTGTGCTGCTCGTCATCCATTCCGGCCGCGATCAGATCCGCATCACCGGCCTCGCCCCCGAGCATGCGCGGCTGGTCGCGCTCGCCGTCAACGCGCCCTTTTCCGAGGACTAGACCATGGCCATCCAAGTGCAGAACCGCCGCGGCACCGCCGCGGCAAACGCGGCTTTTATTGGCGCAGTTGGCGAGCTTATCTGGCTCATCGACGAGAAGCGTTGGGTTGGGCACGATGGCTCCACCGCCGGCGGCGTCAAGATGGCGCGCCTCGACGAGGTCAGCGAGGACACCTATCGCGAGGTCGGCAATGCCAACGTCACAATTCAGGTGACTGATGGCCGTGTCGCGCTGAATGCCAGCCTGACCGCTCCTCGCACCGCGACGCTGCCGGCGGCGAACGCAGTGCCGGCCGGCAAGACCTTCCGCATCGGCGACAAATTCGGCGGCATCAACGGTGCCAATGTCCTCAATCTGACGCCTGCGGGCAGTGACACGATCAATGGAACCGGCGTGGCTTTCCCGCTGGCGACGCCGCGCGGTGGCTGGGAAGTGACCAGCGACGGCGACGCCAAATGGATGGTGAAGCTGACGGCGGCTTCCACGGTCGTGGTCGCGCCGATCTCCGGCCTGTCGGCCACGACGGCGCAGGGCGCGCTGGAAGCCCTGGCGGCGCGCGGGCTCGGGCCGCGCCATCTCTCCGGGCTGGGGCTGGCGAACAATGCCAGCGACGCCACCAACGATATCGACGTTGCGCCGGGTGCGGCGCGCGACGATGCCGACACCGGCGATCTCGTGCTGGCGGCGACGGTGGTCAAGCAGATCGACGTCGCCTTCGCCGAATACGTGGCGCCCGGGACACCGTCGGGCGGCCGCGACAGCACCGACAATCTGACCGGCGCAAAATGGTTCGACGTCTACGTCATCGGCGGTGCCGGCAAGAACGCGCAGCCCTTCTACACGACATCGGCGACACCGACGTTGCCGAGCGGCTTCACCCGCAAGCGCTTCATCGGCTCGGTGCTGTGGATGGGCTCGTTCCTTAAGGGCTTCGTGCAGTTCGGCAGCCGCTTCCTGTTCCTGGCGCCGCCGGCGCTCGACATCGACGCGACGATCGGCGCCTCGGCAACCAACTACACGCTCGCCGTGCCGCGCAATCGCCGCGTCACGGCCCTGCTCAACCTCTATGTGTTCAACGGTAGTTCGGCGGCAGTCGTCTATGCCCGCGCGCCGGACCAGGCCGATGACGGCCCGTCCCAGACGGCGACGCCGATGCCGAGCATGGCGGCATCCACCGGCGCGATCGCTTCCGGACAGGTGCAGGTGCTCACCAACACCTCGGGACAGGTCACGCTGCGGGCGCAGAACGCCAGCACGCTGGTCCGGGCCTCGACCATCGGCTGGATCGACCAGCTTCAGTAAATCCAGGAGATCATCGTCATGAACTGGTCAACCTCGCTGCGCGGGGCCGCTTCGCTGCGCCTTGCCGCCACCGTGACGCTCGGCGCCGATCGCGGCCAGCCGCTCGGCACCGTCCTGCAGCTGCGCCGCGGCGGCGAGCCTGTCATCGGGCTCGGCTTCCCGCAGGTGATGAACCATTTCACCCGCGCCAATCCGCGCATGCTCGCCGGCTTCGCCCGCTCCGATGCGCCGCTGACACACACCGCGACGGTGCTCGGCTCGGCGACGAAGGTGCGCTATCGCACCGCGGTCTTCGACGGCGACCTGACCGACCTTTCGAACCTCGAGCGCTTCGATGAGGCCAGCGGCGAATGGCTGCCGCTGCCGGCCGACTGGGCCGGGCTCTCGCTCCGCCCGGGCGAGCATCTCTATTCGATCCAGCGGATCGGCCCGGCCGTGCTCGCGGTTTCGACCGAGCGGGTGATCTGCGACGGCGCCACCATCTACGAGATGAACACGCTCCCTTGGGGCGCCTGCGCCTTCTGGCACGATGGCTGGTTGCATGTCTGCTGCCCCTTCTATGGCGAGATCAGGTCCTTCGTCTGGTCGCCGGGATCTGGGCCGGTCGGCGTGCCGGCGCTGACCTACGCGCTCGGGCCGCACTATGGCCGCGCCTTCGGCGTGCTCGGCGGCAAGGTTCTGATGGCGACGCATGCCGGCGGCCTGCACCGTTTCGACGGCGTGGCATGGGATGCGGTGCAGTGGTCATTCCCCGGCGAGTTCTATGCCCTCGCGCAGGTCGGCGAGACGCTGCGCCTCGGCGATTACGGCACCGGCGACCAATGGCTCTACGATCCAGCCCTGGCGCCGGTCCTGCAGAAGCTCGGCGGCAACCCGCCGGCCGAGCCCGGCGCGCAGAAAGCCTCCGGCCGCGAGATCCAGAGCTTCGCCCTGCATGGCGGTGCGCTTTATCACGGCGTCTACCCCTGGGGCGCGGTGCACTGGCGCGACCTCTTGAACTGGACCTGGGGCCATCAGCGGCTGTTCTCCGGCCCGCCGATCGATGCGGCGCTCGGCGCCTTCACGGCCGATCTGACGGCGCAGGGCGTCGACCCCGGCGTCTTCCCCGGCATCTCGCGCTGGTGCCAGCGTATCACGGCGCTGACGGCGTGGCGCGGCGGCATCGTCGCCTCCTGCACCAACATGTCGGGCGATCTTGTGCTGCCTACGCCGGCTCAGACCGCGATGCTCGGCAGCCTGCATGGCGAATATGGCCGCACCATCCTGCTGCAGGGGCCGCCCGCCTGCGCCGGTGAGATCGCATGGCGCGACGTGCCGACCGAGCTCGCGCTCGAGGTCGACGCCGGCCATGTGCGCTTGCTTCAGGACGGCGTGCCGATCAGTGAGGGGCCGGGCCTCGCTCTGGCGGAGCTCGCCGCCGGCGATCTGACGCTCGATGTCGGGAAAGGTCAGTTCGGCCAGTTCGGCGGCGCGGCGATGCGCGGCTACTCAGTCAGCTCGGAATGAGATCGAGGGCGGCGAGGAAGGCATATCCTCCGCCGACCAGCATCGCGCGGCGCAGCCAGCGCCAGAGCCAGCTCGCCCGCAGCTTCGCCAGCAAGAGCGGCAGGGTATCCTTGATCTCGAGCAGGGCGCCCCACAGCAGGCTCGCAGCGATGATCGCCAGCTCGAGCTTGCTCGCAGGCATCCGGCGAAAGGCGAACCGCGTTGACATACCCGTCCCCTCGACTGGTGCCGGGGAGTTAGGAACTCGTCCGAAGAAGAGCGCCGTCGCCTTTAGGGGTTGCCCCCATTGGACATGACCGCGCCTTTCGGCACGGGACGACGGCCTCCCCGACATAGAGACGGGAAGTGCAGTTCTACGGTCGCACTAGACCGCTTCAGACGGGGTTCCTACGCCCCAGGCCACCTACGGCGACCCGCGCGGACCTTAACCCACGCCTCGCTCCTTTGCCAGCCGCCGCCGGCGGCGCTTTCAGATCCGGAGAATGCCATGACTGCGCAGAATTTCGCGCCGGCGCTGGCGCGCGCCCTCGTCCATGAAGGCGGCTACGCCAATCATCCGAAAGACCCGGGTGGCGCGACGATGAAGGGCGTGACGCAGCGCGTCTACGACGCCTATCGCGTTCGTCGCGGCGAGCCGCGCCGTTCTGTCCGGCTGATCGACGATGCCGAGCTGAAGGCGATCTACCGCCGCCAGTATTGGGACGTGGTGAAGGCCGACAGCCTGCCGGCCGGCGTCGACTACGCGGTCTTCGACGGGGCGGTGAACTCCGGCCCGGCGCAGGCGGTGAAGTGGCTGCAGCGCGCGCTCGGTTCGATCAAGGTCGATGGCGTCGTCGGCGAGGCCACGCTCGCCGCGGTCGAGGCCTATCCTGATCACGACCGGCTGATCGCGCTGATGCTCGCCCGGCGTCTCGCCTTCCTCGAGGCGCTGCGGACCTGGTCGACCTTCGGGCGCGGCTGGAGCGCACGCGTCGCGCAGGTCCGGCAGATCGGCCAGGCCTGGGCGAGCGGCTCGGTCGGCCCGGTGCCGGCCTTCGCCGCCGGCGGCAATGCCAAGGCGACCATCGACCAGGCGAAGGCGCTGCCGGCCAAGGGCGGCGCCGACGCGACCACGGGCGCCGGCATCGGCTCAACCGGGCTCGGCGGCGTGCTCGAGCAGGCGCGCCAGCAGCTCGACCCGCTGGCCGCGAGCTCGGAGCTGATCGGCCACGTCGTCGCGGCGCTGGTGGTGACCGGCGTGCTGCTGACCGTCGGCGGTGTCGCCTATCGCTGGCTGGCCGCCCGCCGCGCCCGCTCGCTGGCCGATGCGCTCGACCTGCCGCAGGGCGTCGCGGCATGAGCGCGCTGCTGGCGGGCATGCGTCTCGTCGCCGGGGCTCTGCCCTGGCAGGCCTGGGCCTTGGCCGCGCTCATCATCGGCGGTGGCCTCTATGGCTGCCACGAATTCCGCCGCGGCGAGCGCGCTGCGGCGATCGGTCAGGAACGCAAGCAACAGGAGGCGGCCGATGCGGCGCGCAAGGAAGTGGATCGCCTGCGCGGTGGCGCTGACCGCAGCCGGGTGCAGCAGTTCGACCGTGATTGACGGCTGCCGGATCTTCTCGGCGATCCATGGCTCGTCGCGCGATACGCCCGAGACGCGGGCGCAGGTCGACCAGCACAATGCCAGGGGCGTCGGCGCCTGCGGCTGGAGGGCGCGTTGATGGCGGATCTGACCGACCAGCAATGGCGCAACAATGTCGAGACCGAGATCGTCCTGCTCAAGGCCGGGATGACCGAGGTCAAGACAGATATCGCTGCATTCCGTGACGAATGGCGGACCAAGGCCGAGGAGGACAGGAAGGCGCATCGCTCCTCGCGCATGACCTTCCCGCAGCTGGTCGCGACGCTGGCCACCACCGTGACGATGACGGCCGTGCTGCTCGGCGGTCTGATGTACCTGATCAATATCTCGACCGCCTCGGTCCGCTCGGACCTGACCAGTCAGGTCGCGTCGTCCAAGCAGTCGGCCGAAGCTGCCACCGCGCAGGTCGGCCTTGCGGTGCGCGGCCAGGGCGACGCCGTGACGGCCCTCAACGCATCGTTCCAGCAGATGCAGCGCGAGCAGGCGGCCGTCGCGAACACCCGTTTCATCGATCAGGCGCAGGGCTTCGACGCGCTGATAGCGCGCCATGACGAGCGGTTGAAGGCTGCCGAGCAGCTGGTCCGGGAGATCGCCGCCCGCCGCCAGCCTTGAGGGAGCGGCCCCACCGATCCGCGCCGGCGGTTTCCGGCATCAGAAGGAGAAGACCATGAACGTCCGCGCCAAGTTCTACGTGACCGCGGTCACCCATTTCCACAACGGATCGCCCGGTTCCGACCAGGCTGGGGAGGTCAAGCTCGCGCCGGTCTATGCCGGCAAGGATGGCAACCCGGCCAATAGCGACTGGTCGAGGCACACACCGAACGGCGAGATCAAGATGACAATCACCAACCCGAAGGCGCTGGAAGCTTTCGCCCCCGGTCAAAGCTTCTTCGTCGATTTCACGCCGGCGGAATAGCCGGCGGTCCGCCATCGCCTCGGCGATCGCCTGGCCCTCGCAAGGGGCTGCCCTCCTTGGGCGTTTCCTCCCTCAACTGGCCCCGTCAGCTTCGGCTGGCGGGGCCTTTTTCGTTTAGGGGCAGATCGGCGTCACCTCCGCGACGAAGGCCACATCTCCCGGTCCCGCTCGGCGAGGTCAACCGCAACCCGCTGGCGCAGCGGCCTCGGCATGTCCTTGAACCGCGCCAGCGCTTCCACCAGAAGCGACAGCCGGGCCTCCTCGACGGTCCCCTCCAGGCAACCCGCGAGCGCCTCGATCTGAACGGGCGCGGCCTGCATCTCATCCTCGTAGATGAACATGCGCGTCGGCACGCCAAGCTGCTCACGGCGCTGGCGCTCCAGCACGCCGTCATATTCGAGTTCGGCGAGATAGTCGGGAAACCGCTCCCGGAGCGTCGCCTTCGCCTCGTCCAGCGTTTCGCTCCGGCCGGCGTAATCCGGGCGATGGCGGTACTGGAAGGCCCCCAAGGACCACCCCCACGAAGGCGTTCCAGCCGGGAGGTGCTTGTCCTTGCCGATACGCCCGATCGTGGCGTCATTCTCGTTCAGCACGATAAAGTCGTCGGGCGCGTCGGGAGCGACCTGGCGGAGGCGGAGAACGACGGGCATCATGCGGCCCTGATCTGCTCTTCGAATTCCTCCGGAATCTCGCCGTGCCGGGCGAGGACATCGATCGAGGCGACTTCACCGGTCTCGTCGTCGGCGACGACGTGCACTACGGCTACGCCTTCGGCGGTTCGCGCCAGGCGCTCGCCATCCTGCAGTGCGTGGTGCTTCGTCTTCGCCGGCACGCGCTGGCCGGGTACGAGACGCTTCCGGTGGGTCTTGAACGGTTGAAGGAAGAAGGCGTCGACGTTGGCCATGGCTTGACTCCCTGACGAAGAATTTGTTCTCTTTGCGTTCTCATATGCGAGAGCGAGAACGATGTCATCAGCCGAGCCGCAGGCGGCGCCGGAGCGCGACGAATTGGAATGGGAGATCGTCGAGCTCGTCGCTGAGCACGGCAGCGAGCGCGCGGCTTTGCGGGCGCTCCTGCACGACTTCCATGTGCTGCTTACCGACGCCGACCGGTCCTCCTCGCGTGGTTTCCTGCGCGGCCTGTTCTCGGCGGGCGCAAGGCCGGTGGCGGGCGATGACGAGCCTTGACCAGACACCGCACCCGGAGACGACGCTCGAGCATTATCCGTGGGTCATCGTCCGTTTTCGTTGCACGCGATGCCTCCGCCATGGCGATGCTCGGCTGGCGCGGCTCGCGGAAAAGTTCGGCGCCATGGAGACGATCGCCGCGCTGGTCAGCCGGTTTCACGCAACCTGCCCGCATCGTCCGGCAAAGCGTAACGGCCGCCCTATGAGCCGCGACCAGCCCTGTGGCGGTTACTGCCCGGATCTCGGGGCAACCATCCCGCCCGATCTTCCGCCCGGTCTGTCAGGGTTGACCTTGATCGAGGGCGGCAGGGGCGACATGCTGCCGGTCGAGCCGATGGCGCCACAGCGGCGCCGGCGCGTCGGGGGCGAGGATGTGTAATCGCTACAGCCATATGCGCTCGGTCGACGCCATCCGGAAGCTCTACGGCGGTTTCAGCGACGGCGGAACGAACCTGGCGCCGCAGTCCGGCATCTTCCCCGATTACGAGGCGCCGGTCATCCGCAATGAGCCGGGCGGCGCGCGGCTCGCCATGACGCGATGGGGCATGCCCTCGCCCGCCTTCGCCCTCGAGGGCCGCAAGACCGACCCGGGCATCACGAATGTGCGCAATACCAAAAGCCCGCATTGGAAGCGCTGGTTGGGCGTCGAGAACCGCTGCCTCGTGCCGTTCACCAGCTTCAGCGAGTTCAACAAGGCCGCCGGAGGCGACATCTGGTTCGCCCTCGACGAAGAGCGGCCAACCGCGTTCTTCGCCGGGATCTGGACGCCGAAATGGAAAAGCGTCCGCAAGCTGAAAGAGGGCGAGGTCGAGGCCGATCTCTATGCCTTCCTGACGACCGACCCGAATGCCGAGGTGAAGGCGATCCACCCCAAGGCGATGCCGGTCATCCTGACGACGCCGGAGCAGTGCCAGACCTGGATGACCGCGCCCTGGGCGGTGGCCAGCTATCTGCAGCGGCCGCTACCCGATGACAGCCTGAAGATCGTGGCGAGGGGCGTGCCGAAGGACGGGCCAGCGGCGCTGATGTCCGAAGGCGGCACGCTGGTCGGCGGCGGGTAGCTCAAGCTGCCGGCGTGCCGGCGGGAGCCTGCTGCCCAAGTTGGCGTTACAGCCCTGCCCTACTGGCGACCGCGCGATAGCTGAACCTGATTTGTTCTGCGTGGGGGGTGAGTAAGAGTCCCTCTCCCGCTACCACTACTTTCCGTAGTGAAATCAAGAACGTTGACCGGATCACGCCTGAGAACAGAGCGTGATTTGGTGCTGTCTCCGCTCGCAGCGCGTTTCATTTGATTTCAACGACTTACAAGGGGGCGGCGGCACCTCCACGCAACATCGCCGCAAGACAATCTCCCATCCCTTCCCCTGAGCCGATCGATCAGGCCCGATTTCGACACAAGCCGATTGCCGCTTTGGGCGCCGCTCGGCTTCGCCGGCGCTATGGAGAAGCAGTGACTCGAGCTGTACCGCGGCGGGCAGATTGATGCGGAAACGCTGATGCCCCGCAAGCTGGCGAGGGCAGGCTGATGGCGTCTGATCAGGTTTATGACGCGGTGCGCGGCCAGCCTATCGGCGCCGCAACATCATCGAGCGCATGTTCGGAAAGCTCAAAAACTGGAAGCGCATCGCAACGCGTTACGACCGCCTCGCCGCCAATTACCTCGCGGCAATCGCGCTCGTTGCTCTTGCAACTCAGTGGCTCAAATGAGTCCCCTACCTAGCGTGATAGGAAGTGCGTCGGCGGAGGCGGAGCAGCGCGTTGACGTTTCGATAATTGCTGTATACAGCTAGGCAGATATGCACAATAATGAGGGGCCATCGATATGAAGCTGCTTCGAACGGGCGCCGCGCTCGCGTCTCTGCTCTGCATGGCCGCCATCGATTCACCGGCCCAGGCTGGCCCCGTGCTCGACAAGATCAAGGCCGACGGCAAGATCATCTGCCTGGTCAACCCGAACTCTCCCGGCTTCTCCGTGCCCGACAGCCAGGGGGCCTTCCAGGGCTTCAATGTCGAGTTCTGCCGGATGGCGGCCGTGGCCATTTTCGGCGATGCCTCGAAGGCCGAGATGCGCGGGATCGGCTTTTCCGACAGCCTCAAGGCGCTCATCAGCGGCAGCGCCCACATGGCCTCGCGCGGGATCACCGCCACCGGAACGCGTGACGCGGATCCCGGCGTCTCCTTCGTCGTGCCGACCTTCTTCGACGGCCAGGGCTTCATGGTGCCCAAGAGCCTCGGCATGACGAAGCTCTCAGATCTCTCCGGCGCCACCATATGCGCCGAAGAAGGCTCGACGACGCTGCTCTACCTCGCCGATTGGTTCGGAGCCGCCAAGCTGCCCTACAAGGTCGAGAACATCGCCGACAAAACCGCGCGGCTCCAAGCCTTCTTCTCCGGCAAGTGCGACGCGGTTGCGAGTTCGGTTTCGGCGCTCGCCGCTGACCGCCTGCTGGCACCGAAGCCGGGCGACTACGTCCTGGTTCCGCAGCAATCGGCGACCGAACCGCTGGCATTGGCTGCTCGCCCCGATACGGAACTCGAGAAGACGCTGTTCTGGGGGCTCCAGCTGATGCTGTCGGCCGAGGAGTTCGGCATCACCTCCGCCAATGTCGACCAGAAGCTCGCAGGCCTGAAGGACCTGCCCGTAGATGCGCAGCGGTTGCTGTCGTCGACTGGCCCGACCGTCGATATGGCCAAGAAGCTCGGCCTCCATCCGGAGTGGAGCCAGCGCATCCTGAAGCAGGTCGGCAATTATGGCGAGGTCTTCGAGAAGCATCTCGGCAAGGGCTCGCCGCTGGCCATGGACCGCAGCACCTCACCCAACCGCCTCGCCCGCGACGGCGGCATGATGTTCGCTTTCCCGATCCGCTGA